TGGCCGATGGTCTTACACCGGCAAGGCGACGTTTTGGAAGCGGCTGGCGGGACAGGACGAATATGGCGACCCGCTGGGATTTGCTGAGCCTGTAGTCATCGACTGCGGCTATCAGGGTGGGTTGAGTAGGCGGATTGGTAATCTCGGTTCGGAGCTGGTGGTTAAAAACACGATCTGGACTGAGTTTGCTGACGCCGATACAGGCGATTACATCCTGATTGGCGTCTCTGCTGAGCTAGACCCGTTGAAGGCTGGTGCTGACCAGATAATGCAGTCCGTCCGCTTTGAGGACACCTTTGATCGCCTTGTCGATGACTGGGCGATTATTACAGGAGGCTAATGTGGGCGTTAAAGTCAGGGGGATTAAGGAAGTCAGGCGCAACGTTAATCGCATTATCGATAACATTCAGGATCGGCGAATAGTTCGCGCTCTAACCGGTGCGATGATTGTCGGGGCGGCGCAGGCGTCTATCTACACCCCTATAGATACCTCATACCTGCTGAACAGTCAGTTTCGCGAAATCGTGGTCAATGGCACCCGCATCACCGGTCGCGTGGGCTACACGGCCAGCTATGCGGCCTATGTTCACGATCCGGCAATACGGCAGCAATTCCGACGCTCTACGGCAGAGAAAGAGTTTCTGACCAAAGGGTTTGAGGAAAGCCGCGACGTTATTGATCGCGTTGTGCAAAAGGAGATGTCGCTTTGAATCCTCCAATGCATACCCGCGTGCGTAACCATTTTGTTGATGCGGGACTGACCACAGGGTTTACCACTCAGCTGCTTATGTGGAATGACACCGGCAATAAGGGCGAGGCATATATGGTTTTCCGTCCGGCTGGTGGCACGCCAATCGATGCTGTGATCAGCTCTGAATATTATGTGATGGTCGATGTGGTTGGCGCTATAGCCGGGAATGGCCGGGCAGACGCTGCCGTGCAGGCCATTATTGAACACGTTAAATCGAACCCGACAGGCAATCCCTGCCTGGGGCAGATCACCAACATGGGTGGAATATCTGCACCAATCCCGACTGCGGAGGGGCGTCTGGTTTATCGCCTGATGTTTTCCTGCCTCTACGGCGAATAAAAAACTTTTTGAAATCACAGGTCGCTCAGGCGGCCTTTTTTTATGAAATGAGGAATTTATATGGAAGGGTGTAAGAGCACTTTTGACCGCCTGATTGGCCGCGCTAAAACGCTGGAACTGGCCTATGGTTGCCCGGATGCTCGTCCGGGCGAGGCAGAGTGGAAATTACTGGGGCTACCGACATCGGCAACATGGGATATGAGCCCCGAATCACTGACGTCAGACGCAGACGATGGCGGGTTTACCTCAACCATGATTGCAAGCCTGGACCCAACCTACTCGATTGAGGGTGAGGTTCGCGTTAACGATCGTTCTGATGAGTTTGGCATTCAGCAATTCACCAAATATTTCGTTGATGAAGTTAAGGCGCGCCGCAATCCAACGGTCTGGATGCGTTTCCATTGGGGTAACTACTATCACATCGGTTACATGGTGGCATCTGGCCTGAGTGATGGTGGTGGCGTTAAGGAGATCGTGACCTACAGCCTTGAGCTGAAACTTAACGAGGGCACGACCTTCGAAATTGAGCCTGATGGAGAAGACGAAGCCGTAACCGGCGTGACAGTCACACCCACCAGCGCCAGCATTGCCGCAGGAGCATCCACCAGCTTCACCGTAAACGTTGCGCCAGCTGATGCGTCAGATACAACGTTTACCGTCGCTTCATCTGTACCAGCGCGCGCTACCGCAACCATCAAGGGCAATACGGTGACGGTGAGCGCCCCATCGGGAGCGACCGCAGGCACAGCCAACATCACCGTAACCACTACCGATGGATCATTCACAGCTGTTTTCGCTGTAACCGTGATCGCGTAGTGATCATTCCCTGGGTCTCCTGTGAGGCCCACACAATGATTACTGAGGAGAACGGCAATGGTTCCAATGAAAGTGATTGGTGAGTGCCTGATTAGCACCCCTGACGCCGATTATCTGTTTCGCCCCTCGTTCATCAACATGATGCGCATTGGTGAGCCACAGGAAATCGTTCAGGCATTCGCTGACCTGCACAGCGACGAAATCACCCCACTGACAGAGCGTGCGCTGGCTGCATATGGACGCATCCCGTTGTGGCTGATTGATCACATCCGCACCAGTACCTACGGCAAACGCGCGCTGGTGGCTGCAATAACCGTGCTGGAGGCATGCAGCAGTGATGATTTGACTCCGTTGGTCGGTGAGTTCAGACCGGCTAAAGCAAAGGGCAAGACATTCAAGCGCCGCATGGGGTTGATGGATGATTTCGATATGGTCCTGATCGCTCAATCTCTTATCACGCACGGCATTATTGGAAAAGCCAAAGTGCGCCAGTTGCAGCGGAATGAGAGCGGCGCGGCCACAAACGAATTTAACGCATTTGAATATATCAGTGCTGCCCGGACCCATTTTGGTATCAGCCGGGACGAGGCACAGCAGCTGACGATGACAGAATTTCAGCTGATGCTGGCAGCAAAATACCCTCCTCAGAAAGGGTATACGAAAGAAGAGTATGACCAGGCAGCGGATGATTATTTTGCTCTGCGAGAGAAACGCCGCGCTAAAGCTGCCTGATATAGGTCCATCAAATAAGTACAGCTCAAGCTGGGTTATCGCTTCCTATTAAATAGGGCAGGCTTTAGGATTATCGCCACACTTACCTTTGGGAATAGGGATATGAAAAAACTAATTTTAGTTTCGCTGGTGGCTGTTTCATTGATTGGTTGTACTACTACAGGCAATCGTGCACTGCAGAATGAGAGTGAAGTCACCGTTCAGAACAAAATTAAAGAGGGTGTCACAACTAAAAGCGACGTGAAGGGAATGTTTGGATCACCTGATAGCGTGAATTTCACTGATGGTGGCAAAGAGATTTGGAAATATTCATTTGCTAACTCCAAGGTCAGCGGCAAGGCGTTTATTCCCTTTTATGGGCTTTTCCATAATACGGTGACCGGTAGCAAAAAGGAGCTGGTGGTTATGTTCGATGGTGACAAGGTTTCCAAATACTCGATGTCAGAGTCAAAAATCGACTCCCGAACCGGACTAAGCACAGGCTAAGCATTAATCGAATCAATAAACCTCGCTCAGGCGGGGTTTTTTTATGCCCGGAGAAAATGAATGGCAGGTTCAGTAAACGCTGGCAGCATCGTCTACGAGGTGGACATGGACACCGCCCGCCTGCTGGCGGCCCGTCGTGAGGTTGATGCCGCCCTCAGTGGCATGGGTGGGACTGTTGGACGTCTTGATGCGTCGGTGACCCGTGTAGAGCGCTCAGTAACAACGTTGCAACGCACTATGTCACGCCTGAGCGCCGTAGCCAGTAGTGTAATGGCGGCTATTTCGGTGCAGCAGATTGCGCAGTACGGCAATGAGTGGGTGACGGTTAATAACAAACTGGTTAACTCCGTCCGTGCCAGTGAATCCCTGGTCGATGTTACTCAGCGCGTATTCGATATTTCGCAGGATACACGTTCCGAACTGGAGGCTACATCAACACTCTATGGTCGGCTTGAACGCTCAACACGCAGCGCGGGGACGAGTACCAAAGACCTGATCACGCTCACCTCGACGATAAACAAAGGCCTGGCGGTTTCTGGCGCAACCACGGAGGAGGCCAGCTCCACCATGACGCAACTGTCTCAGGCGCTGGCGTCAGGCGTTCTGCGCGGGGAGGAGTTCAACTCCATCTCTGAGAACGGTAGCCGCCTTGCCATGGCGCTGGCTGATTCTCTTGGCGTAACTATAGGCCAGCTCCGCAACATGGCGGCAGAAGGTAAGCTGACCACCGAAGTTGTTGTGAATGGACTGCTTAAGCAAAGTGATGCGATTGCTAAAGAGTTTGCCAATACAGCACTGACAATGGGCCAGGCGTTCACTGTAGCCAGCAATAACATCACCAAATTTGTGGGCGAGAGCACCACAGTATCAACCTCTATTCGTGTGTTTAACGATGCGGTGATTTCACTCAGCCAGAATCTTGATCTGGTCGCTAATGCGATTGGTGTAGCCGCTGTGATATTTGGTGCGCGCTTTACCGGCGCACTGGCGCTGGCAACGAAAGCGCGCATCGATGACGCACTTGCGGCAAAAGCGCAGGCCACCGCCACTGCCCAATCCACTGCGGCCATCGCTAACGCTGCTCGCGTGACCGCGCTGAAAGCAAGCCTGGATA